GTTGGTGGAGATGGAACTCTTGTAACTTCTTTTGAATCTCCAGTTTTAATAGCTGTACAAGACAATGATTTGACCCAACAACGTGATGTTCTGATTATCCGTTCTAATGTCTCTTCTATTGATCCTGTAACATTATTACAACAAGATGAATATCTAGACAGAACTTCATTTACTCCACCTACAAAAGGAGATATTAGACTTAGTAAGAATAGAGTTCAAGCTGCTGTATTTGGATGGAACTCGAAAGGCAATGGTCAGGAGTATCTAATTCAAACTCATGCTATAACTGGAGTTCCTTCAAATATTACTCCAAACCAAACTGCGTTAATTTCTGCTGGTGGAACAGCAATCAATACATCTCAAACTATATCTTATGGTGGAGTTATTCCTGGAACTGGGGATATCTTACTCAAGGGTGCTGAAGTTGGAAAATCTGGATCTCTTGGATGGATCAATGCTAACTACTACACACTCATTGCTAATACTAGCATCTTCACTATTTCTTTTGATGGAAGTAATGTAGTCAAAGTAACATTTAAGGCAGCAGGCACTGGTCTTAATATCACTTGTCAAGATCTTGGAATTACTTTAACTTCTCAAATTAGGGTTAAGAATTTCTATTTTGATCCTAGAATTAACTTAACTTGGGTAATTTATAACAAACCAGGAGATGAATTCTCTCCAACTAAAAACTATATTTACTTCCAAGTAGTAGATCAAATTGCACAGTCAACACAAAACTGGGCAGATATTATTACGGGCACACCATCTGGTTCTACTTCTCCAACTATCGAATTCTCTAATTCAAGTTGGAAGGAAGTTGGAGTTCTTGGAGCAGAAGTTATCAGAACAGAGACAGAGACGATTGGTAACTACAAGTTAGGCATCAACACTGTTGCTCGTTCTCCTCATTCTGCATACACGAATTCATTTGTTGATTCCACTACAACTGATCCTCGTGCTAACCTTGATGTTGTTGGTAAAGCATATATCAGTGGTAAAACTTTAACTACCGCACCAAATAACTACCTTGCCAATGCTACTCCATCAGATAGAACATTCAATGCTATTGCTGATGCATTTGTAGTTGGTGGCGATAGTTTAGCAGCAACAAATTATAGCACACTCAGAGTTGATACAAATACTGTTGCTATTACTGAAGCTTCACGAGGCAATAACCTTGGAAGAGTTGGTATTAACACAAATCAATCAGTCACTAATAGTCAACTCAATAGAGCACTGGTTGTAGTTGGTGACTCTAGATTTACTGAAGATGCTAGGTTCCAGAGAGATATTGAAGTCTATACTGATGGTGCTACTGAAACAGGTGAGATAAGAACTGGTATTACAACTGGCAATTTCAATCTACTCAATGGATCTGCAACTACTCAGTTTACTGGTCAATTATCAATTACTGCTGGTGTTCTAAGCAAAGCTAATTCTAAGGGACTTAGACTTGGTAATAATCTTGCCTATATTGAAATAGGTGACGTATATACTGATGATCAGTTTATCTTCATCGGTAATAATTCAGATCACTCCAATATTCTTATCGGTGATATTTCTGATGATGCTGATAAGATTTCAAAAATCTCGATTGGTGGTGCTTATCAAGCAAATACTTCTAATTCGTTTGTCACATTCGGAAACAAGAGAGTAAACTTTGCTGGTGAGGTATTATTTGGTGCGAATAAACTTCCAGGTGGTAATAGACTTAACCCAGATCAAGTAGTTACCGTTGGTACAGAAGCTGGTGTTGTTCTATTCTTTACTGGAAACACACAAACATTAGACTTTGCTACGAACGCTTCTGAAATTAACATTGGTGGTCAAGGTGGTCAAACAAAGATTAGAAATAATTTCTTAGTTGATGCTAATAGTAGATTTAATTCTAATCTTACTCTGTGTGGAGGACTTTCTGCATTCGCATTTACTGGTAATAGAGGACAGTTAGGATCTGGAGTATTTGCACACAGTTCTGGAATTTTAGGATTGAATACTTTCAATCCAAATGTTGATCTTATCAATGTTTATGTAATAACTGTTGTCAATCAAAATGTTCCAACTACTGCAGAATTGGCAGCTGGTTTTAACAGAATTGACACCGCTGGTGCTGGTGTATGGGGTGGAAATTCTGGACCTTCTAATTTCCAAGCAGCAATTCCTGGTGCTGGTCCTGAAGGAGCAACATTACCAGCAATTACAGTGGAGGATGAGTATTATCTACCAATGAAGTATGCTCCAACTCCATACTTCCAGGCAGGAGATTACATTATTATTGACAGTCCAGCATCTGGTTCAACACATCCAGAAATCTGCCGAATCACTCAAGATGGATTAACTGGTGCCAGCAGTGCTCCTTATTACTTGAAAGTTAAGCGTCAACCACTTGGTAGATTTACTGGACTAAAAACAAATCATCCAGATACTACTAATGTTTGGAAAGCAAATGTCGGATTTGATGCCACTTGGATCGAACAGAGTGTTGATGGATCTGGAACATCAGATCCCCTTTACCTGTCAGCATTTGGTGGTCAGCTTACAACTAATGACTACGTTATTGTTGATAGAAGTATAGTTACAACGGCGTCAAGATCTAGCAGTGGAACTACAAGAACCATTACTACCAATGGATTACATGGATTTGCTACTGGTAATCTAGTTACAGTAAGTGGAATGAGTTCTTCTTACAATGTATCTCAGGTTGCTGTAACTGTAACTTCAACAACTACATTTACATATACTGCCACGGGATCTCTAACAGAAGCAACAACTGCTGATACTAGCGGTACTTGTGTTACTGGTGAAGTATTTAAAGTTGCTTCTCTACTCTCTCAAGTAGCGAAGAAACTAAGAATTGTAAATGGATGTGATACTGCTAACGAAAAAGTTGTATTTGAAGTTGACAGTGTAACTGGTGGTGTCTTAATGGGCGATCCAACAGTTCAAACCTCAGTTACAACACTATATGGAAGCTTGACACTCTCGGGTGGATGTGGAACAACTCCTATTGTTAATGATATCTTTAACCCTGATGCTGATATTTCTGATGATTCTAAACTAACTATTACCAATAGAACTTTCAATACATATCAAATTAATACCTGTAATGGTAATACTGAAATTGGTAATCCTTGGGGTTGGGTTTGGGCATTACAAGGATTGTATGGTCAAACTCCAGTAGCACACAATACTACAACTTCTACTGTTAGTGTATATACGAGAGCTCCTCAAACTATTCAAGCAAATGGTCCACTAACAGCTCTTGCGAGCACATTATCTGCTGGATCACTTAATGGTATTATTGTTAATAGTATATCTGGTTTCTCAGCTGGAGATCTAGTTGCTATTATTGATGGCACATCTAAGTTTGAAATTTGTTTGGTAACAGCAACTCCATTTATTGCTTCTGGAACAAATGAACCAACTCTGCCAGTTATATACAATGTAACTTATCCAGCTAGTACATATCCAAATGGTGGTCGTGGAGCAGAAGGAACAACTGCACAATCGTTTACTGTTGGTGCAGTTGTTGTCAAACTTATCAAGGATAGCAGAACAACAAAATTACTAGAAGCAATACCTGCTACTGGTAGAACTGCTGCTCCATCACCAAATACAAATACCAATAGAATTGTTCTGAAACTTGTTAATGGTGATCTGGTTGCTCAAAAACTTGACTATGAGCAAGTTATTAGAATCACTACTGGAACAGCGAATGAATTCCTATTACCCGATAGCATTACTGGTGCAGTTGATGCATCGTTTGGCGTTAAAATGCCAAAATCTATCCGACTTTCTCTTACTGCTACTCAACCAGAAGCAAACATTCAAAGATATTTTGGTGGAGGAAAACTCACAACCCACGATGATATTAATATTCTCAGTGGTAATCTTAGAATGTATGGAACTGATGGGAAAACTCTTATCTTTAGCGTTGCTAATGATGATGGTCACCCAGGAGATGGAGCAATTATTGACCCAGTAACTGGTAAAGGTGGATTGTTCATTAATGGTAGAGCAGATGTCTTTGGAAATCTACGAGTATTTGAGCAACAATGTCAGGAAAATGGAGTATGTAATAATGACCTGAAATTCCAAGTTTATAAGACAACTGGTAATGTTGATATGGGAGAAAAACTTTACATTAAAGGTAAAGTTAACGCAATAGAATCTTCATCTGTTGAGATATTCCATATAGACAATTTAGGATCTGCTGGTACTAATACGACTGGTCCAAGAGACTTTAAGATATATCAAGATGGATCTATTGATGCATTTGGTATTCAACGTTACTTCAATAGAAATGGTGGTCGCCGTTGGACATATTTGGCTCAATCATCGACTGGTTTTGGACAAGTCCAAGCAAATCCACTTGCACCAAATGGTAATTATCTAATCAATACTCCATCAAGTGGAAACATGATTGTTTACTTACCATCAACTGGAGTTCAAACTGGAGATATGATTAGATTTATTGATATTAGTGGTAATCTATCATACAGAGCAAGTCTAATTCTTCGTGCTTTGAAGAATGGATCAGAAGCAACTAAAATCCAAGGAGATAATATAGGAACTAAAGCAAATGTTGGATCTTCTGCTCCGTTAGCTGTTGCTTGGGATAGTGGAGAATTGATTGTTCAAACAAGAAATGCTTCTTTCGGTGTAGTTTATGTTGGCGCATCTGACGCTGTTGGTGATCCAAATGCATCTGAAATTCCAACTGATTTACGCGGTTGGTGGTTAGTGGAGCTCTGATCTATGGCAGTAAGATACGGCATAGTAAAATTCATGAAAGTTGCCAAAATTGGCACTATTATACCATGGGGAGGAGATGGTAACGAAGGATTTGCTCTCTCCAATGTTCCGAAGGGGTGGATTTTGTGTGATGGTCGTTTATATAATGCTAATAGATATCCTTTATTGGCGTCTCATCTTGGAACTACGTATGGTGGAACTACCTTTACTGGAACTTTTCCAGATTATGAAGAAGGTCAATTTAGAGTTCCAAATATGACTTTGAAGATGCCAATGGACTTAGAACCAGAATACCTATCACAAACTGCTTATCAATATGGACAAATTGATGCGTATAATAAATTAATATCTGAACAAACAGTTCCTTTAGTGGCAGGATTTGGATTAACAAATCCAATTCAAACAACTATTTCTGCCGCTACTGATATTGATTTTACGGTCAATCCAGCTTTAGTAATGCAAGGTAAAATGACTAAAATTACTATTGGTAATCCAGATTTTAACACAACTGTTTATACAATTAATAGAAAATTGAGTATAAACCATACTCCTGGACATGCTCATCCTGGTACATATTCAAAGGCAGTTCCACAATTCTCTGGTCCAATGTTATTTGAACCATCAGCAATTACTACTAGCGGTGGTGTAACTGGAAGTTGTGGAACAAATGGATATTCAGAATGCCAATTGCAGAACCCATCCCAAGCACCAACTTGGCAAAATGGTAGAGCTCAAGCTACTTACTATGGAGACGAAACTCATGAATATACTCTTCCTACAACAGATAGATTTCATAGTTTTGTAGGATCTAGTTATTGGCAAAATGTTCCTGCAGACAGTTGGCCACCACCTGGAATAAATCCATCAGGTCAACCAAATGCTACTGATCTATCATATTTGTTTTCTGGAAGTGGGTTTACCAGTAGTTTTCCTGTACCTATTCCAAATAAAGCTCACCAGCAACCAGCTTGGACTGGAGTATTCCCAAAACCATTAACACTCGCAAATAGAAGGAATTATTTTGGTCCAGTACTAAATTATAATCCAGATACTGGAGCTGCTTTTTCTGTTGCTGGCGTCAATATAGGGATTAATGCCACTTCGATATCTCTCCCTGCTGGAACAGCTATTGGTAGTGAATTTAATTCAATTGTTCCTTTTATGTGGATCTATACTTCTTCTACTCAAACTTCAGGACTTACACCAGGAACACAAGTTCTTTCGATTGGTAGAACTGGAACTTCAACTAGTAATTATATCTATACAATTGAATTGTCACAACCCTCAAATAATTTAGTAGCTCTGACTAATCAAACAATTTATTTCTTACACGGAACATATCCAACTACTTTAAATAATACAACCGATCAATTAGATCCAAATAGTCAATCTTTCTTGGGGCATAATCATGGTAGTTATGAAATTCAGATGGGAGTAGGTTCGTTAGCACCACCAGCAACATTTCCAGTCAATACTGTAAGTCTTGGAGATGTTTCTCCAGAGAGTATCAATGACGCACTAAATATTATTGCTGATGTAGCAATGCCAGCACTAGTAACAACGTTTATTATTAAAGCATACTAATGGCAACGCATTATTCTAAAGAACGAGCAAAGTATGGATCTGGAGCAGGAACTATTATTGTTTGGCCAGTTGAATATAGCAATTTGGATCCAACAGCAGAAGAAAATATAAAAATTCTTCCAGCTGGATATTTAAAATGTGATGGATCTATTTTGAAAGCATTAGACTATCCAGCACTCGCTGAAATACTTGGTGTAGGATCTGCTAGTACTTTTATTCGATTTGATATTGATGGAGAACCAATAGACGAGGTAGCTTCAGATGAATTTATTTTACCAGATTTTGGTTCAAAATATCCGAAACCAACCACAGGTGGATCTGCTGGGCAGTATTTAAATATATTAACAAAAAATCAACTTGGTGTTGAAAAAAGACGTTCTGGCATGGGTATTGAAGCAAGCGCAACTGCAGGATCAACAACTGGTAACACAACAGTTATTCCTGTAACTTACACTGGAAACTTTATTGTTCCAAGTCAAGAAATTGCTATAAAAGGGAAAGCATCTTACTCGAAAGGAACAAATAATAGTGGATATACAGATGTTGAAGCGGTTGATTCATTAGCTCTACATTCTCATATGCACTTTTCTACAACAAATAGATTGAGAATTAAAACAACTAATGAACTAGCAGATCCACAATCTCAAGGTCCAGGATCTAGAAATGTTGCTTCTACTGTTCCAATTCAAACTTGGTTGAATAATACTGGGTATAACAATAATGCTCAAGGTCCAGGAACAAACCAACCTGCATGTTGGGCAATTGCTTCTGGTCAGCAAGCTGCTGGATATCAAAATAATGGGGTTGAAACTAATCTTGGATTTGAAGTTAATTACTATAATTTGTGTTATGACGCAGAGCCACCTACAGGATTAAATTCCTTTAGATATTATTGTTTATTAACGAGTAGTACTGGTTTTAATTTGGGTAATATTCTTTTTGGAAATCAACCAGCGTTTAAAAGTTGGGGACTTGGTTTAGGAACTTGTAATCAGTTGAATGCTGGAACTTTTAGTGCATCACAAAATGTTCCTGCAACTTATATAACTGGTGGTGCTGGAGTTCCAGTTGATTATAATGGTGCTTCTCTTTCTGATGTTGTCCCAATAAACAATAATACTACAAGTAGACCCACACAAGTTTATCCTCAAGTAAATAATGTTGCTACTGAAATTTCAGAATTAGCACAAACTGCTGATCCAACGATCCATTCTCACAAAATTCTTCTGGAGAAATTTGACCATACATATAAAGTAAAAACTAATGCTTATTTGTTATCTCCAGATAATTTAAAAACAACATTGACACTAAAAACAGATCAAGTTGCATCATTAGATTCTGTAACTAGTCCTTATATTATCCTGGAATATTTAATTAAATATTGACCATGCCAGATATTAATCCAGTTTATAGAAATAAAAGAAAATTTTTCTATGTTGATAAGGGACCAGACCTTATGAGCATAGGAACTATTGTTCAGGTATTGAAATCAACAACAGGTTCTTTTGACCATAGTTTTGTTCCAGCTATAGTTCCATCTAGTGGTACTACGGCATATACTAATATTTCTGGAAGTGGTGCTCCACAAAATAATCCAGAATTTCAATATGAAGGATATTTGTATTGCGATGGTGGTGAATATCTAATTAAAGATTATCCTGCTTTATTTGAAGTTATTGGAAATGATTACGGCGGTGTAGCAAGTGATGGTCTTGATGTCTTAACTGGTGGTTTTGGATATACTGGTAGCTCTTATACTGTTAATATTTCTGCTCCACCATCTGGATCTGCTCAGGTATTTCCTGGCATAACACCTGTTCAGGCAACTGCTACATTAGTTATTACTGGTGGTGTTGTGCAGGGTATTAATGTTTTAAACCCAGGAAAAGGTTATAATCCATCAAGTCCTCCAACAGTTACAATAAGTGGATCTCCTGGATCTGGAGCAACGTTTAAAATAAGAATTAATGGGCAAAACGGTCAAATTCAAGCAATTACAAAGAGTAATGTATGGGATTATTGGCCAGATGACATGGGAACTTTTAAAGTTTTAGATTTAAAAGCAAAACGTATTGTTGGAAATGGACCAGTATATGGATCAAACTCAGCAAACGTTGGGAACTCAGATCTTGGAGTTGGTCTTAATACAATCAATGGTAAATGGTATCTTGATAAAGCTTCTCAATCTGGACAATTTGCGCTTGGAAGTATTACAACAATCGGATATGAAAATGTTGTAGATACAATTGAAGCGGTTATTATTGGTTCTCAAACAATTAGAACCAGATTGCAGGAGAAAAAATTAGCGGGTGCTCCACAGCACTCTCACTATCTATTTCATTCAGAAGCAGCATTAGATACAAATTATGCTGGAAAAGTTTCTGGTGATAGATATATTCCTTCATATAAAGTAGGAACTGGAAAAGTAAACAACTTTTTACCTCCTGGTGGTATTGCATATAGTCACACTCACGTTTTATCAAAAGCTCCTATTTTAAATTCTGCTGTTGGTACTTATGATATTTTCAATTGGAGTGGTGGTGATCAAAATTCTGGATCTATTAAAAACCCAGGATTTTATTATGCATCTGGAGGCGCAGGAGCTGGATCATTCCAAAATATTACTTCAACTGGAACACCAATAAACAAAAAATTTAGTGCTGGATCTCAAATTGGTGGAAGAACTGTAAATACTGCTGGTTCTCCAGTATATTCTACAGTTACTGTTGAACAATCAACCCCTGGTAATTATACTTATGCAGTTCCTGCTACTTTTAACCAAGTTACGGTAACATTATCAGGTGGCTCTGGATCAGGTGCAGTTTATACTTTAGCAGGTAATAATGGAACATCATCGACATTTTCAGTTGGAGGTGGATCAATTCTCCTAGCAACAGGTGCAGCTGGCAATCGCGGAAACGCTGCTTCTCTTTCTGCTGGTGGAATTGGTGGAACATATCCTAGTTACACAATATCTGGTTCTGCATCTTCATCCGCATCAGTCCTTCAAACCGTTACTGCTGGCGGGGCTGGAGGTAATGGTGGCAACGGACAATATTGGGTCAAACTTTTAGCTAATCCTGCAGTAAGTCCACCTGGAGCAGAATCAACCGCAGGTTCAAACGGTGCTCTCGGCGCTGGTACAAATGGAAAATCTGTATTTATTAATAATTCTAATGTTTCTATTCCTAGTGGAACATATGGTTGGTCTACGAATGTATCACATTCATTCACATCTTCTATAACTAATGGAAATTATCAATTAACTGGAATTCAATTTACTCTTGCTGGTGGTGGTGGAAGAAATTGTGGAAACTTTGGTGGAAATGGATGTGGAGCTGCTGGAACTGGTGGACGTGGAAAAGTTTTTACAGTAACTTATAAAGCACCAGCAGTTGGAATAGCATTTTCCCTTCAACCAGGGCAACAAGGTGTACCATATGCTGGTTCTGCTAATGCTGCTCACTCTGGAGTTGGTGGTATTGCTGGCGATGGGCATGTAAATAATGATGGCGGAGGCGGGGGTGCCGCTACAATTATTAGATTACAGGCTGGAAACGTTATCATTGCAGGAGCAGGCGGTGGTGGCGGAGGAGGAGGATTTGGTGAAGGTAGTTGTGGACAAAATGGTAATGATAATACAAACCCAGGAGATAATGTTATTGAGACAACACAAACTCTCCAAACTGGCGGCGGTGCCACTGGTGGTGCATATGGATGTACTGGCGGCGGCGGCGGTGGTGGCGGAGGCGGTTGCGGGCGCATTACAGACACTGCTGGTGGTCAAGCTGGTGCTGGTGGTGGCGGATCTGGTGGTCACGAAGAAGGATTTGGCGGCATTCGAGGAGTTTCTGCTGTTCGTACAGATTTCTTTAATTCTCCAACATCACAATCAAATACCAATACTGGAGATGGATATGTAACAGTAACTCAATTTGAAAATAGAAGTTACTGGTCATCAGGTGGTGGTGCTGGATCTGTTGGAGGATTTGTCAAATTTAGTGTACCATCAAGTGCTTTTACTGGTCAGTCTTCTGTAGCTTATACCGTTGGTAGTGGTGGATTAGGTGTTAATCAAAGTGGTGTTTCCTCTGGCAATGCTTCAAATGGATATGTAAAACTTGAATGGCAAACGCAGACTGGAACTGTAGGCGGAACCACTACTATCACTGTTGGTGATGTTTATATTGCTGGATCTGGTAATCAAGATAATGGTGTGAATTTCTATACTACTGGTACTGGCACAGGAAGTACTGCAGGATTTAAACTTCCAACATCACAAGTTCCTACTGTAGTTTTTGAAGGCGGAGGCGGAGGAACTGGGGCAACGGCTAGTGTTACAGTATTAAATGGAGTTGTAACTGGTATATCATTAATTACTGCAGGAAGTGGATATACTTCTGCTCCAAGAGTTCGTATTCTTGGAGGTGCTGGAGTAAACAATCATGCAACTGTTGGCGTCAATACTACTAACGGATCTTTAAATAATTTAGTTTTAGTTAGTAGTTCTGCACCAACTCACTATTTAAAATTTGGTGGTACTGAGCAAACTCGATTTGTAACAACTGCAACTGTTGATGCAGAAGACATTCAAAGAGTTACAGTTAAAGTTTGTAGAGGAAACAATATTAATGGTGGTGAAAGACCAGAAAATGGTGGTGATGAATTACTTCTTTTCTATAATACCGACCAAACTTTAGTTTTTCCACAATCTAATTTTATTGGTGTTTTGGTTCCGATACCAACTCAATCTGAAATAGATAGTAATTATGATGGTACTAGTGGGGATACTAAATGGTATACTTATTCGTTAGATATTCCTACAGCAGCACAAACTGAGAATACTAGATTCCAAATTAGACAATCTAGATCGGCACCAACTGGATCAAATGATAACTCAGGTACTAATGATAATTTTGGAATAGTTGAAATGAATTATGAACAGAAAGAACTAACGCAGTTAGTATTTGTCCCTTCTGAAGGGCAAATAGCAGTCGCAAATGATGAACAGCAGTATAGTATTGGTGGACCAGCAAATTCCATATATCCAGCTGGTATTTTCGCAAATGATGTAACCTTTACATTATCATCCTCAACACCAATTATTCCAGTTGCTGCTTTAGATCCAGATAATGTCATACCTCTAATTGAACCATATTTCTTAGTTAAATATCTTGTTAAAGCATACTAACTAAATATACATTAGCAGAAATTTTCTCTCTATTATGGGTATTGTAGCCGAAGCAAAAGTTCCTCATCTTGTTCTTCAATTAAATGTGATGGATCGTGGTATCACATATAGAGGAATGTTAAAAGTTGTTCCAGATACTTATTGGAATGATGAGGTTAGACCAAGATTATATCCTTTATGGGATACGGATAAAGATCACCTAGTAGAATTTACTTGGTATGACAATGATACCTATCATTGTATTAGAAGAAAACATATCAAAAATTTTAAAACTGGATTATACGAATGGCGTGATTATGAAATTCAACAAACTGACATAGAAGAAGCAAAAGAATTTTTTACATTTTTAAAAGATACTTTCATATCAATAGAACAACTCATCAACCAAGAGTTCCAAGAAGAAATGGGACGTATGTATGGTGAAGTTAGCAGTGAGAGTTGGTTATCTATTAGACTAGCTCGTAATTTCTTACTACAAGAAACAGATTTTGTATTTGCTTGTAGTGATGTAGAACTACCAGAAGATGTAAAAAATTGTTATCGTACATACCGTCAAAAACTAAGAGAATTACCAAATTTATTTGCTGATGTGAGTCCACAAAATGTGAAATTCCCAATGTCTCCAGAAGCATTTACTAAATTATATAAAGATAATAACCCAGAGGCTGAATATCTCGAAACAGAAGATCAGTGGATATCTCTAGCATCATTTTTCTTCACAACATTCAGAGAAAAAATGGTCCGATATTTGAGCGTAAGAGATGTAACAGAGAGACTATATACTCACGCATTTATTGCAGCTATGAGAGAAACTCCAGTTGCTCTCAGAGGAACCGCATGGTCGGTCACTCATCAAAATATGGATTCCATTAAAGAACAGTTAGATATTCTTGTTCAGAAATTATATGATGAGCAGGGAGTTCCAGAACCAGGACAACCAGGAGGACCACAATCGTGATTACAGTAATTGAAGGATTATCTATTTTTGAGTTGATGTCAGATTATTGTGTTTCAAATAATAAATGTTTATTATATTTTAATAACCCATTGTGGGCATCATTTGATGATGAAAAAAAATCAGAAATTATAGAGTTCTATTCTGATTACGCACCAGATGATATTATTGAAGAAATTTTACAAGGAAGAAACTGTTTGATCGAATATAATAGTGATGATGTAGCAATTTTGAATGCTTCTGAATGGTTTCCCCCTAAAAAACATTGTCCATCTCCCGAATATTATTTCAGAGTATTAGTAATGGATACATTTTCTGATATTGTGTTTGAAAATTTGGATCCATCCTTGACAGAAACAGAAGAGTAACCTATACTGTATTCTCTATTCGGAAATAGCGAATGAAAGTCCCATCTGAAATTGAGCTGAAGCATTTACAACTTCAGGCTCTCCTTCGTGACAATAATATTCCAGATAATGAATTGTCATATATTGGT